GATGCTGCGCCAGCAGCGCTGGCGGCTACTGCAGCGATCGGCACCAGCACGGACTACGCCAGGGAAGATCACGTTCACCAGCGAGATTCTGAGTCACTGGTGGTAGAACTCAGCGGCACCCAGGCCGACCCAACCGCAGCAACCGCAGTTGAGCGGTTTAGGTTTCCCTGGCCTGCACAAATCCTGGCGTCAGCCCTGAGCGCGGAAACTGCTGCATCAGGGTCTGCGTTTATCGTCAATGCTAGGCTGAACGCCACCTCGATCTACAGCACCCTCCCGCAAATTGCGATCGGCAGCACCGAAGGCAGCAGCGGCACGCTGTCAATCACGACTGCAGCGGCGGGTGATATTCTGCGGTTTGACATCACGCAGGCTGGTGGTGGCTGCAGGTTGGCCCAGCTGTATCTCACAGTGCGGAGGACCGGCTAGATGGCTCCAAATTTCATTTTGCTCAACACCACCACCGGCAAACTGGTGGCGTACCCACGGCTCGACGATCAACCCGTAGAGGGCCTCGACGCTCACTATGAGGTGCTGGCCATTGTGCGGACCCCCCAGCCGGAGCACGACCCCACAACCCATAGCATTCGGGAGATCCAAACGATTGACCGCGCTGCAGGGCAATGGATCTGGAGCTGGTTAGTTGAACCATTACCGACTCCGCCGCCAGTGCCGAATTGGCGAACATTCAAGCGCACCCTGTTGGCCCACCCTGCGATCAACCAGATGCTGGCCGGCAGTCTTAGCACCGCCCCAGCAGCGGGCCTGTCGTTGCCATCAGCCCTGCTGCTGGTGGCCGCTGCAGGGGCAGGCGACCCGGACGATTTTCGTGGGGCCTGGATCGCCATGCGGCGGCAGGGGTTGGTCAGCTCTGAACTGTTGCAGGAGGTTCGAGGACTGGCGCTGGCCTTGCACTTGCCTGATTCATTCGTGGCGGCCCTGGGTGGCGCTGCCCGCCCGCTGGCGATGGCGGTAGGGCAGGAGTGGGTAGATGCCTCCGGCGACTTGTGGGTTGTGGTGCAGGCCCGTGATGCTGACGGTCAGTTTTTGCCCGACGACCCCAGCACCATTGAGCGCGAGTCACTGGCCTGGGAGCGGCAGGAATGAGCATAATTTGGCTCAATTCAAGGCGGTTTACTCCCCCTGCTGGCGAAGAGTTTTGGACCCCCGCCGAGTGGGGCACGTCCATAGTCTGGTATGACCCCCGCGACTCGTCCAGAACAAGCAACCTGATCACGGGAGTACAGGACAAAAGCGGAGGCGGCCGTCACCTGACCGCTACGGTTGGTCAGCGACCGGCTTATATCGCAGACTGGCTTAATGGTCAGCCTGCAATGAACTATGGAGCTGCACTCAATAACAATAGGCTTTCGTGGACGGGTACAGCATTTGACCCGGTGCGAACTTTTGGCGTGGCTCATTATGAGGGGCCGGACCCAATTGTGGGATTTACTGGACTGCTGTCATACCCGTTCGCCACCAATGCTAGTTTGCTTCTTGCAGAGGCTCCAAACCAATGGTTTGGGCTCCGTCCGGTTTTTCTGAATGGCGTTGAAACGTCCTCTAACATTGCGATGCCCACGATTGCAGCGCCGTTCCTGTGGGCGGATGATATAGCGCCATCTGCCGGTAGAAACACCATCTGGGTAGGGGCTGATAGATTCGAATTTAACCGTGGCTGGCGTGGAAAAATAGGGCAAGTAATTATCACGTTGTTTCTGCCGACGCTGCGAGAACGCAGGATCGTCACGGGTTACCTGGCCTGGGAGTATGGATTGGAATGGCTGCTTCCTGCTGATCATCCGTTCCGCAACCGCCGGCCCCTGCTCTCTGACTAAACGCCACCCAGCAACAGCCATGGCTTACAGTTTCTAAGTTAATTGTTTTGGCTAGATTGAAACAACAGCCGCAACCCAAGGCAATCACAGTTGGATTGGTTGGATCAATTGGCGCCATAGCGGTGTTGCTTGCGTTGCTATTTTTAGGGCATAAATATAAAGATGATTGTCTTGCTGTTGGCAAAGATTTTGAGCAATGCTGGGAAAAGGGACTGACAATAGCTGGAATGAATGCTGGAGGGCCGCTTAGTGCAGCAGTAATTTTTGGCTACATCGTCGGCCAGTTTGGCAAAGAAAAAGAAAAAGCTGAAAAATATCAAGAGGGTTACTGGAAGTACAACCCAGAGCTTCGCCGTGATGGTGATAGCGAGCCGTCAGAATCGCCTAGGTCACCACGCAACAGTAACGATGGGCTATAATTGCATTGCATCCACAATAGCATTGAGCAATGGCGGAATCTGAGCAAATCACTCACACGGCTTTGGCTATTCAAATAGCTAGAGTTGAAGGCTCCGTTAGCACGATTGTCACGCTGTTAGGTGAGCGCAGCAAAAGCCAAGATAAATTGGTGACTGCGCACGAAACGCTATCCAAAGAAGTTGGAAAGATAAAAGAAAGAATGGCTCAAATTTGCATTGTAGGGTTTATTCTTTCGCTTGCAATGCCAGGTATCTGGGATAAATTCCTTGATCGTAGTCATCTACAAAAAAACTCCGGCGCTATCATGCCCCCAGCACTAGTGAGGGGGAGGGGATGAACGCCAGAGATTCCATTACCGCAGCCATCGCCCTTTGCTTGTTTTCGTCTCCTGCGATCGGCATCGGCGGGGCCTTCCACATCTGCCAGCGGCGTTCCGCCGATTGCCTGAACGGGTGGACAGCTGCTGGATTTGGAGCCCTGGCTGCGGCCGGCCTGGGTGCCACCCTGCTGGCAAAGCTGGACGAAGATCCGCAGGCTGAAACCTTACGGCCCACCGAACCCCAGCAGGACCGCACCCCTAGCCCATGACGCTCCCCATCGACGCGCAGATAATGGATGCCCTGGCGGCGCTGCTGCGGGGCGCGGCGGCCACCGAGGACCGGAGCGATATTGCTGGGGTTGGGGCCTTGTTTCTCGATGCAGCCAGGGTGGCATCTGAGCCCAATGGCGTGGTGATCAAGCTGGATCAGGAAGGGGAGGCCCTCGACAAGGTCCTGAGCGCGTGCCAGGTGGTCTCAACCCTTCCGGTCGTTATCACCATCACCAAGCCCCGAACGCCAGGGGAGCCCGCAAACTGGCGAATCCTGGGCCCGTTCTGCGCGGCGGTCCATGCACGCATCATGGCCGGGAGACGAGACCTGGGGGGACTGTGCATTGACATCGAATCCCGTGGCCGGATCCATGAGCCCAACTTGCAAGCGTGCGAAGTCAAAATGATTTACACTGTGACCTATTACACGGCCATCTCCAACATCACAGTGCATGAAGAAGGCAACGCCTGAGCAGCTCCCTACAACGCCGTTGCCTTCTGGCCCTGGCGCTTATCTGCTCACCAATAACGAGTGGATCCTCGAATCCGTAACCCAACCCCCCAAACCCAAAGCCGATGGCCCGCAACAAGTCTCAGTTTTTGATGGCAGCGTTGGAGACGACCTACGCGACATCAGCAGCCCCGACGGGGGTGAACGCGATCCGGGTCAGGGACCCGAAGCTGACAGCCCTTGATGCTACTGCTATTGCTCGCCCCAGCTTAGACGGGCAGTTCGGCGAGGCATTGCCGGACGTGATGGCCGAGCTGAAAAACGGCGTTGCGTTTGACGTTGAAGCTGTCGGCTCTGGCACCGCCGGCACTCCCCCCGCCTACGGGATCTTCCTGCGTGCTGCAGGAATGAACCTGGCAACGGTTGCCACCACCAGCAACACCTACTCATTCGTGACGGGCGGGGCTGATTCCCTGACCTTCTACCACGATTGGGACGGCAACAAGCACCTAGGAATAGGTGCTCGAACCAAGAGCTGGGAGCTGAAGATGCCGGCCGGCGAAGTGCCGCTGTTTTCGTTTGACGTGCCTGGCATTTATGTGCCTCCGGTCGATGCGGCATCCTTAACGCCAACTTATAGTGCTATGGCCGCTCCCGTAGCTTGCAATTCTGTCAATACGCCAACGTTTAGCCTTCATGGTTATAGCTGTTGCATTATTGATTTTTCGCTGAAATGTGATAACACTTTAGAATTTTATGATCGAATGGGCTGCGCTCCTAATTTTCAGATCGTGGATCGTGTAATCACGGGATTCCTTAAGCTGCAAAGGCCGGATCTGCTAAGCAGCAAGGATTTCTACGCGATAGCAGTAGCCTCTACCAATGGTGTACTTAACTTCACCCATGGCACGGTGGCGGGCAATCGCATAGTCGTCAACCTGCCCAAGGTTCAACTGGGCGCCCCCGCACCCGACGATGATGCCGGCATCGCAGCGTTGACCATTCCGTTTACGGTGCGGCGCACTGAAGGCCTCAGCGACTCAGGCACGCTGGCGTTTACTTGATACTGATCAAGCTACTACTTCTAACCCTTCACTCCTGATTTTTTCTTATGGCTTTCAACATTGACAGAGCTGGCACCACCTTTACGGGCAAGGTGGAGTTTAGCTACCCGATTGGAGACGGAAAGCAAGAGCATGGATCATTTACGGCAATCTTTGACAGAGGCCAGCAAACCGAGATTGAAAATATGCGTGAAGAATTTCGCTCCTACATTGCAATTATTAGAGCCATTGAGCTTGGCAGTCTGGAGCCGTCTGCTGCTGATGGACTGGAAAGGAAAAGCCTTCTTCCAATCGCTGATAAAATTCTTGTTGGCTGGGGGGAAGACATGCTTAGCGGCGATAATGATGAGCCAATGTCTTTCACTGCTGAAAACAAGAAAAAAGTAATCGAATTTCCTGGGGTAGCCAATGCGCTTGTTTCCACATGGAACACACTAACGGATCCTGAAGTGGGAAAGCCTTTAACCTCCGGCAAATCGCGAGGGAATGGCATCGGCAAATGACCACCGTCAGCCGCGTTGAATCCCAGGCCCAGGAGAACGCCAGGCTGGCGCAAGAAGCGAAAAGGCTGGGGATCGTTGGGTTTGTGCCTGATGAGACCCCAGAACCTACTGAGCCGACCTGCTGGATATTGCCCGAGAACTGGGAGGCCTTCCTGCTCTGGTGCCAGGTGCAAACCCAATGGCAGTGGGCCACCGAGTACACCCCAGAGGGGCATCCGTACCGGGTGCGGACCGGGCTCAACTATCCGGCGGTGATCGCCCTGGCGGGCCTGCGTCGTGGCCGTGGTGCGGTTGCTGCGCTGATGGATGATCTGCGCGTCATCGAGTTGGAACTGCTGACGCTGCTGAGGGGTTCCTGATGGCCGTCAATTTTGACGCGATTCTGAAGATTGGCGCTGAAGTCGCGGGGATGGGCAGTGTCACAAAGCTTAGCGACACGCTGATCAATGTGTCGAAATCGGCCAAGCTGGCGGCCCAGGAGAATGCCCGGGTCTTCAGCACCGACGGGATAGAGCGTCAGATGGCTGCGGCCACGGCAGCATCAATCCAGATCCTGGATGCCGACAAGCAGGTGCTGGCGTCACGGATGAAGCTGTTGGACAACGACAGGGACCGTGCAGCGGCCCAGAACCAAATGGCGGGCCTGGAGGTGAAAGGCGCTGAGCTGCGGCGCAAGCAGACAGAAGAGCAGTTGGCCGGCGAGCTGAAGACGGCCCAGGCCAAAAAGACGGCCACCCAGTTGGAGCTGCAGCGGGCCCAATCGGTGGTTTCTACTGCTGGCGCCTACGGCAAGATCACGCCAGAAATGTTGCGGCAGACCGAGGCCGCCAGGACCGCTAACCGAATTGCACAGGAAGAGCTAGTAATAACTACAAACATTGTCGCCAAAAAAAGAGAAGTAGCAGATGCGCAACTCAGGGCGGCCCAGGCTCAGGCCGAATCGTTGCGCGTGGTTCACGTAGAAGCCACCCGCCTGCAATCGGTCCTGTCTGGCCTCAACAGGATCGACGCATCCTTCAGTCGGGGATTCGATGCTGTGCTCAACAGCCGATC